AGGATACTGAAGAGTTGTTGGCTCAGATTCAGCGCGACAAGGCTCTCATGGAGCAGTTTGGCGTATCATACGCATTAGAGCCATACGCTGCTCAGTTCACACCGGTAGCGCCAGAGGGACATGACGATGGCGAAGTATAAAGGCGTCGAGATTGACACCACTCCAACTGAAGGCATGGTTGATGAGGCTGAGAGGGGTCTTGAGTGGCGCAAAGAGTTCGGTCGAGGCGGCACTGAGGTTGGTGTTGCTCGTGCTCGCGACATTATTAATGGTCGTGATCTATCTCTTAATACTGTTAAGCGCATGTATTCTTTCTTCGCCCGGCATGAGGTCGATAAGCAGGCGGAAGGGTTTAGTCCCGGAGAAGAAGGATATCCAAGTGCCGGTAGGATTGCATGGGCTCTCTGGGGAGGGGATGCAGGACAGTCGTGGTCAACCAAAATCACAAAGCGCCTAAATTCACTAGACGACCGAAACGAAGATATGCACGAAGCAAGGCCATATCCAAATGAACATGCCGCTCGGATAAGAGATGCAGAGGATTTCGACGGGTTCAGACGCATGAACAACGAACTCGGCGACGGCATACATATCATCTTAGGGTTGAAGGACGGATCATCAGAGATTCAATCGATTAGGTTTGACAAAACAAAGTGGACGGTCGATGAGGCACAGCAATGGTTAGCAGATAATGACTATACTGTGATAAAATTCGAGCCAGCACTTGAGGAAAAAGCTATGGAAGAACAACAGGTTGATATTGAAGAGGTGGTCGAAGCGGCTGTCGAGGTGACACCGGAACCGATCGAGGCAGATCGAAAGGGTGAGGTCGAGGTATCTCACCGGGCGATGGAGCTTGAGGCTAAGACTGTCGATGAAGATAGTCGCCGAGTTCGTATCGCAATCAGCTCCGAAGAGCCTGTAATGCGTTCTTTCGGAATGGAAGTATTAGAGCACAGCGAAGAGGCGATTGATTTATCGTTCTTGGCTAGTGGTCGAGCCCCTTTGCTTTTGGATCACGATCCTGAGAAGCAGATTGGCGTAATAGAATCAGTTGACCTTGACGGCTCGGCGCGGCGACTCCGCGCGACGGTACGCTTTGGAAAAGGCGCACTTGCTAGAGAGGCATTTGATGACGTGATGGACGGAATCCGAGCGAATATTTCGGTTGGCTACGCTATCAACAAGATGGAGAGAAAGGACAAGGAGACTTATGTCGCCAAGTCCTGGAGACCCATGGAAGCCAGCTTGGTTTCGATTCCCGCTGATGTGACAGTTGGCGTTGGTCGGTCAAGCGAAGTTTCACCTGAACCCGTGATAAAAACTGACTTTAAGGAGATTCCCATGTCAGATCAAATTGATATCGCGGCAGTCGAGGCAGAAGCCCGCAAAGCCGCACAACGTAACGCCGCTCAGATTGTTGAGTTAGGCGCAAAGCACAGCCGCTCTGATCTTGCTCAGAAAGCAATCGCAGAAGGCCGTAGCATCGAAGAGTTCCGTGGTGAGCTGTTGGATGTTATTGGTTCAACTCGTGCGCTGGAAGAGAAAGAAATCGGCATGAGCAAGAAAGAAGTTAAACGCTTCTCTCTTCTCCGTGCTATCCACGCGTTAGCGAATCCTACTGACCGACGTGCTCAAGAAGCCGCTGCATTTGAATTCGAGTGCTCACAAGCTGCTGCTAAGGCATATGGTCGCACAGCACAGGGCATCTTGTTGCCTGCTGAAGTTCTCCGTAACTGGAAGCGTGACCTGAACAGCTCTGACGATTCAGCATTGTTCACTGACGACTTCCGTGGCGGTGACTTCATCGACGCGCTTCGCAATGCATCATCTGTAATGCAAGCCGGTGCTACTATGCTTTCTGGTCTTTCTGGAGACGTTAAGATTCCAAAGAAGACTGGGGTTTCGAGCACAGGATGGATAAGCAGTGAGGGTGGCCCAGCCAGTGAGTCCGAAATGACTGTAGGTTCGGTCTCAATGACACCAAAGACACTTGGCGCGTTCACTGACATTACACGTCAGTTAATGATCCAGTCATCTTTGGACGTTGAAGCTCTGGTTCGTGATGACCTTGCTCAGTCTATCGCTCTTGCGATCGACCTTGGCGCATTGGCAGGCTCTGGCTCAAGCGGTCAGCCTACCGGCATCAAGAACACCTCAGGCATCAACACAGTAGACTTCGGTACTGCTCCTGACTTGATCCCCACTTACGCTCAGGTAGTTGAGCTTGAGACTAAGGTCCGAGAAGACAACGCTCTTGGCAATGGTGGTGCTTACATCTCAAACGCTACAATGTACGGTGCATTGAAGTCTGTTGAGAAAGCGACTAACACTGCTCAGTTCGTAGTTGAGCCTGGTGGAACCATGAATGGATACCGCACTATCGTATCTAATCAGGTTGCTTCTGGTGATCTCTACTTCGGTGACTTCAGCCAGTTGTTGGTGGGTATGTTCGGCGGTATCGATATCGTTGTAGATCCATATACAGCCAGCACCAGCGGAACTGTCCGAGTTGTGGCTTTGCAGTCATGCGATGTAGCAGTACGTCACGCTACAGCATTCTGCATCGGCAACGACGGCGGCAGCTAAGTGATTACCCCCTCTTCGGAGGGGGTTTTCTCCCATGCTTTCAAGTAATACGTTTGGAGAGTTTGGAAGAAAGCCAAAAGGTGAATATATGAGCTATTTAGTATTAAAAGGAACAGTGATTAACGGCAAGCAGGTTCGTGCTGGTGAAGTTGTTGAGGTCGATGCCGTTGAAGCGAAAGAACTGATCGGCATTGGTCGGATCACTAAGGTCGATAGTAAGCCGGTCGAGACAGTAGACAGATCAATAGGTCTTCAAGAAGAGACCAAACCTAAGCGCAGAACTCGTAGAACTAAGGCTGACTAATGCCAGTAGAAACCGCAGATGACAGATTGTACATGCTTGCCGACTTCGGTGAGGCTGTAACATATACGCCTACAGGTGGGGCGGAGTCTTCTGTGACAGCGATATTCGACAACGGGTATGAGGCGGTTGATGCCGGTGGTGGTGTATCATTCGCAATGCAACAGCCTAGATTAACTTGTAGAACGTCCGATGTTCCTAATGCGGCAGAGGGCGATGCGGTGGTTGTTGGTGGCGTGTCATACAAGATAGCCATCGTAATGCCTGATGGAACTGGTATTACGGAGCTTATGCTGGAGAAACAATAGTGGCTCACATCAGAAAGCTCATTCGTGACGATATCACTACGACTTTGACTGGACTAGTAACCACTGGGTCCAAGGTCTATCAGTCTCGAGTCTATCCCATAACTGCTGCTAACCTTCCCGGCATAATTGTATATACTGATAGCGAGTCCATTGAGTACCTTACGATAACTCGCCCCCGCACGTTAATGCGTACCGTGACATTCTCTGTGGAAGTTTATGTTAAGGGTATTGCTAATTATGATGATACAATAGATACCATCTGCTCAGAGATAGAACAGGCATTGTATACAGATGTAACCAGGGGTGGAAACGCCAAGGACACCATAGTTAACAGTATGGAAGTCCAGTACGAAGGAGATGGCGATCAGCCTGTTGCATTAGCTACAATGCAAGTAAACGTGGAATATGTTACATTAGAAGGCACACCGGAGACGGCGGCATGACAGAAATGAAGAATGGCGATACTGTTATCAAGGTTATGGATCATAAAGTAGAAGAGATGATTCGCAAAGGATGGCAGGTCAAAGAATCTGGCTACTCTGAGCCAGAGTTTGTAGAAGAGTTAGTAATTCAAGACGATTCCGAGGAGGAATAGAAATGGCAGTGCATAAAGGCTCAGAGGGAACGGTCAAAGTAGGTGCAAACGCAATTGCAGAGATCCGCTCATACTCTATCGAAGAAACTAGCGATACACTTGAGACCACCACTATGGGTGACTCTGCTCGAACATACACACCTAACCTGACTTCATGGTCTGGTTCAGTAGATGTGTACTGGGATGAGACAGATACCACCGGTCAGGGTGCGTTAACTGTGGGCGCTGAAATTACGTTGAACGTATACCCAGAAGGGGATACTTCTGCTGATACCTATTACACAGGTGCTGCAATCGTAACAAGCGTTACCAAGAATGCATCATTTGATGGTCTTGTTGAGGCTTCAATCTCTGTTCAGGGAACAGGTGCTTTAACATCTGCTACGGTGTAATTTATGAGCTTAATTGATATTGCGACATCGCACTTCTCAAATAAGCAAATAAGAGAGATATACGTCCCGGAATGGGACGTTACTCTGTATTCAAAGAACTTATCTTTGGATGACAAGACCAAGTGGTACACTAGAGCGAACGGTGATAGTGCCGACTATCTCGTGTATGCGGTGATATTCGGCATTACTGACGAGAAAGGTGATGCTGTTTTTGATATTGGCGACAAGGTCAAGCTACGTCGGAACACTGACCCTGAAGTCGTGTCTAGAATAGCCAACTTTGTGCTTGATGTTTCAGCGCCTACTGAAGAGGAACGCGAAAAAAACTAATAACTGACCAAGGTAATCCAACTGAATTGTATTTTGTTTATCAGTTAGCGGAGCATCTTGGTCAGACCGTTAGTACGATCCTCAGTATGACTGCTGATGAATACAACCATTGGTTCACTTATTTGAGAATCAAAGTAGAAAGGCAGAAGAAATCACATGGCTCAAGCAAAGGCTGATGCTCTAGTAACATTAAAGGTCTCCGGTGAAGACGAAACCATCGGAGCACTCAATCGTGTTAACAGCAGGCTAAACAACACAGCCAAGGCGGTTGGCAACACAACCGACAAAATGACTGGGCAGTTCCGACTTATACGTGGTGGTCTTGGTCAGATGGGTCACCAGGTTCAGGATATTGCCGTTCAGCTTCAGATGGGGCAGAACGCTCTTCTTGTGTTCGGTCAGCAGGGTTCACAGATTGCATCTTTGATGGGACCAAACGGCGCTATCATTGGTGCATTCTTGGCCGTAGGTGCAGCATTAGGTACGGTATTCCTTCCTTCGCTATTTGAAAGCGGGA